CTTTGTTTAGCAGCTTCATAACCTACTTGTCCTATTATTTGTGCAGCTTCACCACTAGCAGCTTCACCAGTAATAGCTTCACGAGTTTGTCTTTCAGCATCAGGAGTTTCTGATACTTGAGCACCTACTCCTATTACTTCAGGAGCAAAAGCACCAGCAGATAAAACACCGTCAACATCTTCAGCTTTTGCAGCATTTGCAATTTTATCTGTAATTTCAGCAGCTTTTGCAGGTCCTGATAGTTCTCTAACTTCATTAACTTTTGCTTGAGATTCTGCAGATAAAGAACCAATAGCTTCTTGTACATCAGCAGTTTGTTCACTTACAAAAGAATTATACTCAGCAGCAGCTCTTTCATCTGGCATTGCAGATGTATCTACAACAGCTTCTCTAACTGCTTCTGGTCCAACTGGTTCAGCTTGTCTTTGTCCTACAGTTGTAGGCTCTGCCATTGTTGTAGTTTGTTGTGGAGTTCCTTCCTCTATTTGAACTGCATCAGGTAATTGTGCAGCTTCAGGAACTTCACCTCTTGCTGCAGCCTCTGCTATCTCTCTAGATGTCATAGGAGTTTCTGCAGGTGTATCACCCGGAGGAGGTGGTGGAGGTGTATCATCCGGTGGAGGTACGTCTGGTGGAGGTGGTGGTACAAACGGAGGTGGTTGTTTAGGAGGCACAGACGGTGGTGGTACTGGTCTACCTCTACTTGGTGGTGGTACTCTTCCAGTTCCCGGATTAAAAGGTACACCCGGTCCTACTGGACCTCCTCTCATTACAGGGTCTGTTGGTGTAGGCGTTGTTGTAGTTGGCTGTACATTAGTTGTACGAGCAGTTGTCATTTGTAGTGTTGGACCTCTTGCCTCAGTAGTTTGTAATCTACCTTCTGGTGCACCACTAAATCTACCATCACCTAGTTTACTACTTATTGGAGATGGAGGTGTTGGTCTACCTACCACATCATTAAGTGGAGGTGTAATTACTGTTTGTAATGGTGGTTGTTTTGGAGATGTTACTGGTCTACTTCTACCTCTTGAAAGTGTTTCTTGTTTTGGGTTTTTAGGTATTACTTTATAATTAGTAATATCTTTTAATCCACCACTTTGAGCTTTTACTCGCCCACCAGTACGCATATCTACTCTCTTATCAGTAGTAACTTTTTGTTTATATTGTTTTCTATTCTTTTTCTTTCCCATTATTTTACCTCAAAGAGTCTGTCAACCTTTTCATGTAGTTTTTCTAATCTATCCATTAAGATATTCATTCCTTCTTTTACTTCTTGTTTGGTGACATAGTCTTTTGCAATCTCTTCTCGAGTTTTATTTAAAAGTATGTCTATTCTTTTTGCTTCGGATTCGTTTCTACGAATACCGTAAAGTATGGGGGCTAACACCAAAGTTATAAAGATGTTCCAAAATAAATAAGGTGTTAGTTCCATATTAGCTAGGTATGCTAAATGCTTCGTCAGGTGTAGGGTTTACTACTGGATTAGTAATAACACTATCTACTTGACTAGCAAATACTGTATCCCAATGTGATACTGGACATAATGCTACTAAGTCAGCTTTACTAAAGCTACCTTTAGCTTGTAATGTAAATACATCATTGCCATCACTATCTTTTTGGTCTACAGATACACTAAATACACTTTTATAATATGTAGCATCGCCTTCGCTATCATTTTCATAAGTATACTCTAAGTCCCATTTTTCTACTTTACTAGAGCTATTTTCATATGGGACTGCTTTAGTTAAGTCTTTACTTACTGCCATTTTATTCCTCCTTTAGAATTTTAATTTCAGTTTTTAATTCATCTACTTGTGTAGAAAGTTCTTGAATTGATTTTACTAACATAGGTACAAACTTTTCATAGGTTAATCCATATTGATTACCATCTCCTGTTAATGTAGTTGTAAGGTTTGTTTTATCAGCTATATTATAACCATACTCTGATTCAAGTTTTTCAACATCTTGAGCAAGAAATCCTACATCTAACCAATCTTCTTTATGTGTTCCATCTGGTTCAATATCTACAAAATCTTCACCTTTTTCAACATATAAACTTCTTTTATCCCATTTATATGTTACAGGTTCTAATTTGTTTACAAAGTCTAATCCCATTTTTATAGGTTCTACATCTGTTTTATCTCTTTTGTCTGATGCTACTGTGAAACTTACTTGCATATGTGCAGCTGTAATATTTTCATCACCTAAACATATAATATTATTTTCACCAGTTAATCCTCCAGTAGGAGAGCCTGTAGTACCTGAATCTTTACCAATACAAATATTACCACTTCCACTAGATATTTCAGCACCTGCAGAAGCACCTATGTGTGTATTACTATCTCCTGTGGTTACAGAATCACCTGCATCATCTCCAATTAAAGTGTTGAGAACACCTGTTGTCACAGACGTTCCTGCAAGTGTGCCAACTGCTGTATTACTACCACCAGTTGTACATGAACTTAAAGCTTGAGTACCAACAGCAGTATTGTCAGCTCCTGTAGTATTAGCACCTAAAGAATTATAACCTATAGCTGTATTATTATCAGCAGTAGTATTAGCATCACCTGCTAATCCACCAATAAAAGTATTTTGTGTACCTGTGGTTATGTCATTACCTGCTGCATAACCCACTGCAGTATTATAAGTATCGGTAGCAGTTGTAAAATTTTGTGAAGCTAAAGTTCCTCTACCAATAGCTACACTTCTACTTCCTAAGGTATCAGCAGTAAGAGAAAGATAACCTATTGCTACATTATGGTCTGCATCTGATAAAGAATCTCCTGCAAGACCACCTATAATAGTATTTACAACACCTGTGGTAATTCCAGCACCTGCATTATGTCCAATAGCTATATTATACATATCTGCATTACTAGAAGGATTTTGATTAGTTAATGCGTTATAACCTATAGCCAAAGACCTATCACCTTCAGTATTAGCATCTAACGCATTGTTTCCAATTGCAATATTTAAATCACCTGTGGTGTTTGCACTCAAAGCATTGTAACCAATAGCTAAATTATTTCCAGCAGTAGTATTAGCATCTAAAGCTGCTGAACCTAATGCAACATTAAAACTTCCTGTGGTGTTTTTATCTAAAGTTCCTGCACCTATAGCAGTATTATTTTCACCTGTTGTGTTGTCATTTAAAGCATCAAAACCTACAGCAGTATTACTGTTTGATGTTGTGTTTGCTACTAAAGCACCAGCTCCAACTGCTGTATTACTAGCTCCTGTTGTATTGCTTGATAAAGCTGTATAACCTATAGCTGTATTATTATCAGCAGTAGTATTAGCATCTAGGGCTAATCCACCTACAGCAGTATTAAAAGCTCCTGTGGTATCAGCAAATAAAGCGTTATAACCTATTGCTATATTGTATGAATCTTCATTACTAGCAGGATTATATGTTCTCAAAGCTTGATGACCTACAGCTACATTTCTATCGCCAACGGTGTTTGTAACCATCGCTGAATTACCAATAGCAACATTAACATTACCTGTAGTAATAGCACCTGCTGCGTTTGTACCTATAGCTACATTATTTGATGCTGTTGTAGCTGCATCTAAAGCATGAGAACCTACAGCAACATTACTATCACCTTCAGTATTTGATTTAAGTGCATCATGTCCTACAGCAGTATTATCAACTCCTGTGGTGTTATCATTTAAAGCTACAGCACCTACTGCTGTATTATCACTACCTGTTGTGTTAGATAATAATGCCGATATACCTAATGCAACATTAGCGTTACCTTCGGTGTTTGCACTTAAAGCAGATTTACCAAAAGCTGAATTATTTTGTCCAGTAGTATTCGCATCTAATGAAAGAGCACCTACTGCTACATTGTTAGTACCTGTAGTGTTTGCTGTTAAGGCAGAAGTACCTACTGCTACATTATTATCAGCAGTAGTATTTGCATCTAGAGCTCCTTTACCTATTGCAATATTTCCAGCTCCAGTAGTATTAACTAATAAAGCATTAGTACCAATTGCTACGTTGTTGTCTGCTGTAGTATTAGCACTTAACGCTTGATAACCTAATGCTACATTTGCATCGCCAGTTGTGTTAGCATCTAAAGATAAAGAACCTGCTGCTGTATTTTGAGTTCCTGTAGTGTTTAATAATAATGCATTATAACCAAGTGCTACATTATTACTTGCAGTAGTATTAGCATCAAGAGAATTTCTACCAACTCCAGTATTTTGAGCACCAGTTGTATTAGCTGATAAAGAACTATAACCTAAAGCTGTATTTCCGTCAGCTGTTGTATTGGCATCTAAAGCTAGAGAACCTAGAGCAGTATTTTGTGTACCTGTAGTGTTGTCATTTAAGGCTTCAAATCCTAAAGCAGTATTATTAGAAGCTGTTGTGTTTTCTTGTAAAGTTCCACTACCTAAAGCTGTGTTATTAGCACCCGTTGTATTAGAAAGTAATGCTGCTTGTCCAACACCCGTATTATCACTAGCTGTAGTTGTAGATGAACCTGCTCTTTCTCCTAAAAATACACTGTCATCACCCGTTGTAAGAGAACCACCTGCAGCTCTACCTATCGCAACATTTTGTGCTCCTGTAGTTAGTACATCAAATGCACCTGACCCTACAGCAGTATTTCTTGTACCTGATGTTAAATCATCAAAAACACTTGTGCCTAAACCTGTATTATCACTAGCAGAAGATAATGTACCTGTACTTCCATCTTGACTTATTAATATACTACTAGAAAAGTTAGTAATATTAGAAGATATACCTACGCCATTGATTGTACCTGTAACATCTACACCTGAACTTGTTGTGGCTAGTTTAGAACTGTTATCGTGAAATAAAGTTACAGCACCACCATCAACCATAGTTATGTAACTATCCTCTGATGCGTATGCTTCTAGTTTTAAATCATTAGCTCTTATTTTTAAATCACCAGTTCCTGTATCAGCTATTAAACTATTACTACCTGTATGTGATATTTGTAAATCTTCACCCGTACCAAAATTAGCTCTTATGCCATCTACAAAAGTAGCGTTTGCTCCAAAGTTAGAAGCACCATCTATATCTACTACGTCTAGGTTAGTTGTTCCGTCTACGTCTATATCGCCTGAAATGTCTAATTCTGTAGCTATAATCTTGTCATTAAAGGTAGCTGCACCTGCCGCTGACATATCTAAGGTAAGGGCAGTTATTTCACTACCACCATCATTACCTAAAAACTTTAAATCGTCGTCTGAGCCTTCACATTTAATAACAAAATTACCTGAGACATTTCTTAAACGACCTATAGAACTTCCAGCATCTTTGAATATTACATCACCACCATCTGCATCAAGAACAATATCTCCTGCAACATCTAACGTTAGATCACTAGAACTTAAAGTCATTGTTGTGCCATCTATAGTAATGTTATCTACGACTACACCTGCGTTTGCAGTTACAACACCTGTAACTCCTAATGTGCCACCAACAGTCATGTCATCTGTAACTGTTAGATCGTCTGAGATTGTTAAATCATCAACCGTAGTAGTACCACCTAGATTTAAGTTAGTAAAAGCATCTACTATAGCTGCACCAGATCCTGCTCCGTCTGAATATACAGCTTTTACATGACCTGCTGGAATCGTGACGTTTGCGCCAGATCCTTGAGAAATAATAATGTTTTGTGAACCTGATGTACCGTTTTCAATCAACCATAGTTTAGATACGGTGTTAGGTCCTATAGTTATGGTACAAGCTGAATCAAGTGTACCTGTGTATTTTAAATAAATAGATCTACCTGGATCGGTAGAGCCGTCTGCAATAGTGGTAGTATGTGTATCTGCGTTAGTTGTTATAGCTTCAGTGCCAAAACTAAACGCCTCTGCTATTAACTCTAAATTAGTATTAGTAGAGTCTCCCCAAGTACCTGACTCATCTCCCGTGGTTATTTCTTTTAACCTTAAATCATTTACATATGTTGCCATAAATCACCTATGCTGCTTCTATTTTCTCCCAATTAGGAGTTTGACTGTCATCAACAGAACTCCAAGTAGAAGTTTGACTGTCGTTAACAGAACTCCAATTAGGAGTTTGACTATCGTCAATTTTACCCCAAACCGTTACGTTTGGTGACCCTGCTGTTATTTCTAATCCGTTAGGAATAACAACACTCTTACCAATTATACCTATTTCTCCAAGAGAAGAAACTCCTGCTAAACCTGTGAGTGTTATATTGTTATCGCAAATTATAGTAAGCGAACCCAACCCTGAGGTTATAGCACCTAAGGTTACTGATATATCTGCGTTAGCTTTAGTTGTTATAGTGCCTAGTGATGATGTGCTAGATAAACCTGTAGTAAGTATTACACTACAATCACCTGAAATAGTAACTGAAACGTTACCTAAAGTGGCGGAAACTGCTGGGCACCCTACATTAGCTGTACCTTTAGCTATTATAGTTCCTAAAGCACTAGTTCCTACTTGTCCGCTAGGTATTACGTTAGCTTCACAATCGGTAGTAACACTACCTAAAGCTGAAGTTGAATTTAAACCTGAAACTGTTACGTCAGCGTTGGCTGATACAGTTATAGAACCTAAGGCTGAAGTACCTGCTAATCCAGTAAGTACAACTGGTATGGGTTCATCCCAAGCACCTTGTCCCCAAGTACCTCTACCCCAGCCAGTTATGTTAGCCATAACTTACGCTATACGTATAATAGCTGTGCTTGCTGCTGCTGCGGGAAACTGTATAGTAAAATCACCAGCTGTTGAAGTTTTATCTCCACCAAAGTCGATTGAAGCTACTGCTTTATTACTCTGAGAGCTGTTATATATTAAACAACCTCTAGCAGTTACCGTAGCTGTACCGAAAGTTAAATCAGCAAAGTCTGTAAAACCTGTAGTACCGCTTGAAGTAGGTGTAACTGCTGTTAAATTAGCACCGCCTGAAGTGTAGTTCGTTCCACTTGCTTGACCTGTAGTAGTAAAAGCTGTTGTGGTAGCTCCTAGTGTAGCCGAGCTGGTGTATAACGCTAATTTAAAAGTATGACCTGAACTAGCAGTAAAATTATGAGTAGCTGTTAATAGTTCTTTTTTAAAACTGGTTACTAATGTTGATGATATCGCCATTTATTTAAGCTCCTGTAAAATATTAGCTAAATCTTTATCTCCTTGTTTGACTAACAGATTCTTCATAGTACAACGTTCACTGTTAATCGCCTGTTTAATATGATATAGTATTGTTTCATAAATAGAAAGTTTATAAGCCTCCGCCTGTTGTCTTATGTGCGGTGCTGCGTTTTCTGATATACCGCATATTCTTTCTGTAGCTCTTTCTGCCCAATACTCAGGTGAGTGACCTTTATTGTTTTCTGTAGCTACTGTTATTAAACCTAGACCGCTTTCTGAATTATCTAACATTAGTACCTCGTAGCCTCAGGTGGTCCATCTAGAACAGTTCTAACTTCTGTGATATTTTTTAATTGCTCATCCATCATTTTCTTTTCATACCAAGAAAGTTTAACTTTTCTATATCTACCCTCGTCATCTAAAACTAATATGTCAGGGTCGTTTAATCTATGGTACCCATATAGTTTTTCATTTACAGGTGTGTTAGTGTCTAGTAAACCAGATCGAGGAGCTATTTTTAAATCTATACCTTTTTCAATACACTTAGCTAACCAGAACTCACAACATGCCTTACCTGCTTCAGCAAAGTGTACATTACCTTTATAACTAAAATCTATACCGAATAAATTAATAGCTCCTACTTTTTGATACATAGCGTATGCTATGGCAAAAGCTACAGTATTATTCAAATAAGCACAATCACCATACTGTGCTACTTCTTCTAAAGGGTATAAAACTAAAGAAGGTGCTCTATCGTCTAACTCACATGTATAGATAGGAACTTTAGTATTAGGTAACCATCTACGCATAATACCTGTTTGCGTACCTGCGTCCTCTGTATCAAAAAACCTACTAGCAGGGTCTAACATAAAAACTCTATCACAGTTTACTACTGCTCCCATACAGTTTATAGCCCACACTTCATCGTAGGTGTTTGAGTGTACTAAACTAAGGTGAAAGTCTAGCTGACTTTCTCCCATAGCTACTATGGCAATATTCTTGCCCTCTAATTCTTTTATGATCATGATTGGGGTGATCTCCTTATTTCGTCATAACGTTGTTGATCTCTGGTTGATTTAGCTTCACCCAGATTTTTTAATGATGTTAACGCTTCTTGAAACCTAGCTTCGTATACTTGTGTAGTTTCAAAAGCTTTTAAATAATTATTAGCCTCTACTAAACTACCGTATAGTAATGCGTTAGTTGCGTTAGTGGATAACCATGTTGTACCTGTAGCGGTAGCGGTTAAAGAAGTTGGTCTATAGTAATAGTGTAGTTCAAAGTTAAAATTACTATTAGGCGTAGGTGCTAGTATAAAAGTACTTTCATCAAACTCAGCGTAATATTTAGGCTGATCAGTTGTACTAGCCGTGGGCGTAAAGTCTCTTATAAAAGAAACATGTTTTAATTTTAAGTAGTGATATTTATTACTACTATCAATAACAGCTAAACTAAAAGGTGCTAAAAAATCAGTAGGCATTGATAAGTAGGTATTACTAGCCGTACCTGAACCTGTTACATTTTTTCTAAATACGTCTAGCTGAACGTTTTTTAAAATACGCTCTTCAGTACTTTTTATGAAGTCAGGTAAATGTGTAACAAAACTACTTTCACTACTTTCAGCGTAATCTTGTATAGCTGTTTTTAATGATGTTAAAGTCCAACTCATGTTATTATGTTACTATAGTTACGTCACCTAGACTAGTCTCTAAAGTTTGAAGATCAAAACTAGAGCCTATAGGGTCGTTATGGTTTATATTCATAGATAAACCAGTAACACCGTTTACATCTTTAGTGTTTTCTGTTTTTACTATACCGTAACCTGTAGTAGGTGGTTGCTCTGTAGGTCTAGGTTGTCTCAATGCCTCTGGATCTACTGGTTGTATTTCTGGTTCTAATTGTGGGTGTTTAGGTTCAAAACATTCTGGGCAAGTTTTTAAACCATTCCACTCTGTTTTTAATTCTAAGTATCTATAAACAAAACCACATCTATCACACCTAGCTTTTGATTTTTTACCAGCAGCATATGCCATTATTTTTTACCTCTAGCTTTACGTATAGCTTCTTTACCTTTTCTAGCGATCCCTGCTTGTCTAGGCTTACCAGCAAACCTAGCACGTTGTTCTAAAACTGTTAAGATTTGAATTTTTCTAGCAAATGACTTACCGCTTTTTTTAACTTTAGCCACAGTTTTTTTAGCGTCTTCTGGAGTCGCATATTTAATTCTGACAGTATCTTTAGGATTTTCATCTGTGTATAACCTCCTACCTGATCCTTTAGGTTTTTTACCTGTCCCTACCTTAGGATCTTTCTTTTTACCTTTTCTTTTTGACACGCCTTCTTCTCGTTACTTTTTTAGAGCCTTTTTTGGCAGCTCTCATTTGAGCAGAAGTTGGTGCACCTTTAGCACCTTTTTTACGCATTTTTTCACCTGAACCTGCTTTTATTCTTTTACGTTTAGCATGTATGTTAGCCCATAAACCTTTTCTTGGCATTAATAACTACTCCTACTAGGAACTAACCGCATTGAAACTCTAGGTTGGTCTTCTTCTGCTGCTAGTCTAAAATCTTGTTCATATTGTTGTTTTAATAAATTTACCCTTTCTGGATTCTTTTTCATAGCTATGTAATAAGCTAGTCCACTAGTTAAACAAGGTATAAACCTTGAGGGTATGTCTGGATCTTCAGCAGAAGCACTAATATCGTCTATACGTTGTAGTCTGTTAGAAACTAACTTATATGTGTACGCTGAATCTGGTGTTGGCCACAGCTTTACTACTGGTGTTTTTTGTCTGTCTACAAATATTTGAGTGGGTCTACCAGTAGAGCTTTTGTTAGGTATGTTTAAATACTCGCTCCTGCCTATACGCTCTAGTTGTAAATCAGTATTATTGTTAGATGAATCAACCTGTCTTATAACAGCACTCAATATATCTAAATCATAAGAATTAAGGGTATAGCTTGAGGTTCCTGCTGTTAGATCAGTAGTTACCTCAGCTATAGTCCAGATATTGACGCCTCTGTTAGACCAATCAGCGAACATTATGTTCAATGATCTTCTAGCTGTTTCTGCGTCGTATCCAGTTCTTAATTCAATACCCGCTAATTCAAAAGCCTCTTCTATAGCGTCTGCTACCGTTAAGGCAAATGTTTTAGTTCCAGATGTAGCCATTTAGTATTAATACTCTTTTACAACCGTTAATACTATAACGTAAGAGTCTCCACTAGAATGACCTGTGGTTGTGAGTTTTATATCACCTGTTTTACCACTAGCTGCAGCTGTGTTTTGTAAACCACCGAAAGCACTAAAATCTAGATCATCACTATAATCTGAATTTAAGTCCCAACATATAGTATTAGTAGAAGCGTTCCATAAAAGTTTAACGCTCATACCAAAAGTAGAATAACATATTTTACTTAGTTTACATCCTGTGCAAGTAGCTCCGTCTGTACTTCTTACAGCTAGAGCACTTACGTCTACTTTAGTTACAGCTGACTCTCCCGTACCGTCTGATGTGTTAGTTAACTGTATAACAGCTTTTCTGTCATCATCTATGATGGTTGTTGATGTTACTGCATCAGCCATAGTTTACCTCTCTTACGCGTCTGCGAATGGAGTAACCACAGTACCAGAAGCTAGTACTATACCTTCTACTGCATATTTTGCTGAGCCGATAGCGGTTACTTTAATAATAGTTCCAGCTATACCACCTTTAGTAGTACCGTTTAACGTAATAACGTCATTACTAGCACCTGAAATAAAAGTTTTACCTGCTGCGTCACTTTTACCTAAATATAAACCGCCTACGAACTTATCGGTTCCGTCAGTTTTAATATCTAAGTCTGTAGCTGCAGTTTCTATAACAAAAGTAAAAGTAGCACCTAAATTATTTAACTGATTAGGATCATCATCTCTGCCAGGAGCAGTAGCTACTATACTAGGTAGAGTAAACTTACCGTCAGCGTCATTACAAGTAAGAACCTTACCTGCGTGTGCGTCTACTGTTAAAGATGTGTCTGCAGTTAAACTAACTACGTTAGCATTACCTGCTGAAATAAAACCAGCTAAAGATTTAACTGGTCCTGAAAATGTCGATCTTGCCATATTAAGTCTCCTTAATTTATCTATCGTCTTGGCTTGTCTGCTAGGTCAGTCGATAGATTATTATTATTCCTAGAATTTAATTCTAACTTAATTACTTTCAAAAAGAAAGGGAGCCGAAGCTCCCTAACTTAACGTTTAATTAAAAACGCTCACCCCAAAACCTTTACGCTCCTGGTGAACCGTAAATGCCTCTCCAATCACTAAATCCGAAAGAATATCTTTCTCTAGCTTTGTATCGTACATTTCCAGTTTCAAAGTCTCCTTCCATGCCTGTTGACATAGGAGATCTAACGAAATGTTTAAGTCCGTTAGGTGCATCTGTTTTGATGAAGAATGCATCACTGTCTGTGAGATAATGGTTTACAACGTAACCTTCTGGGAACATACCCATGTTTTTCATTGCGTTGATGTCATTATCAGAAGTGTTAACTCTTCCTGGAGATTGTAAAATTCTCTCAGCTACAAACTGTAGAGCTGGTGGAATAATTAACTTTCTTGCTTGCACATTTATTTTAATACCTCTTTCGTCTTTAAACGCTGAGATATCAATTAAAGCATTTTCTAATGAAGTTTCATTCAAGTCTGCTGCTGTACTTGGCTCATTTGACTGATCGCCTGCTGATAAAGTAGGGTGGTCAGTAGTCATGAGAGGTTTACCGTCTCCTCCTGGAAAAGAGGTTGAGAAACCATTGTTAAGTACGTTTGCTGCTTTTACTTGCTTAGTACTAGCCATTGAACGTGCTAAAGCTCTTGTGTATCTTGAAGAAAGACTATCATAAAGATTATCTTCAATAGCTTCTTCAGTTAACGCAAACGCTAAAGCGACAGTTTCGTGACTGTATCTTGCAGTAAAAGTTTCTTGAGCTGTGTCATAAGATACTGCTGCACCCTCACCTTTTACTGGTGCTTGTGCGAATCCTGATAACATAACTTCTTCTTCAAACGCTCTATCTGAATTTTCTGTATCAAAAATTTCAGCATGTTCGTTTTCGTATCTGTCGTACTCAAGACCAAAAAGTGCATTAAGTCCTGGTTCGAGTTCTTTTACTAATTGAGCTCTATTAATTGCCATCTATATCACCTTTTAGTCGTTACCGAATACAGAAGCTGGGAATACAAATAAACCTCTAGCGTATTGTCCTATTGAGTTGTCTGGTCTGTCGACGAAAGCAACTTGTTTAGCAATACCACTATTAGTAGTTGTAGTCACACCTTCTTTTGAACGGTTATTGTTAGTATCACCTGCAGTTGTAGAGATAGTATGTACTTTACCGACATCGGCTTGAGTTGGAGTACCTGTGTACTGTGCCTCATAAACGATATCAGGATCAGCATATACGTATGCTTTAGCATCTGCAGAACCTAGAGTAGCTGTTGTTGATGGCCATTTTCTTGAGAAAACGATTTCGCCATCAGTAGCTGTGTATTCTACACCATAAAATACGCCTAGCGGTGCGTCTGTTGCTCCAGCTTGTAATACATATCCACTAGCTAGTTTCACTACATCTCCTGCAAAAATATCACCTGTAGCTCCACTTTGGATAGCAAACTCACTAGGGCGAATAGTACCGCCTGACATATGATACGCTGGTGTAAAACCATTTGGATCATTGACATTAGCCATAATAAATCACCATTTATTTATAAGTTTATATACAGTAGGTTAGCCTTCACTAAACCCACTACCTTTTCCAAATGTAACCTGAGTTTGTCTATTAGGTTTACTAATAGGCATACTTGAGTTACTTTCTCGCATTAAGTTGTTGTCTACTGCTTCCATTTGAGAATTAGCCAAATTAGCATAATATTCTCTCCTTTCCTGTACAGTTTCCATGGGCATCTTAGCGAGTAACAAGCCACCAACTCCTATGACTCCAGCGTGTTTACCATCATCAATAGTAGGTGCTTCAAACTCTGGGTGTTCCTCAGCTCTCACTGGTTCCCATCCTTCACGAATACGTTTTGACATATTCGCTGGGTCTTGCTGTCCTACCATAGATTCTCGTATCCATCTGTATACATATCCCTCTGGTGGATTAGGTGCGTCTAATAATGACGGTGGACTCCATGGTTTTCTACGAGCTTTATTTTCTCGAGTAGATGCAGATCTAGGAGTTCGATCTGTTTGAGTAGTTTTATTTTCTTCTACCATTTTATTCTCCCTTATTTAACATGCTTAGCATATTCTTCTAGTGGCACACCTAATCTTTTAGCTATTGCTACTTGACTCGGTGTGAGTTTAACTTTTTTACGTGTCTTAGCTCTAGTAGTATTAGCACCTCTGCTTGAACCTGCTACAACTTCGTTCACGTTACCCTGAGGCTTATTCTCATTAAATTTATGAGGGAAAGCCTCTTTTAATCTTTTATCCACTTCTGAGTAATATTCATCAGAAGTAGGATCGTAGCCTTCATTCTCAACTAGTTGCCTGTGAAAAGCAAAAGCAGAAGTGGTCATAGCTAAGTCGTTACCAAACCATTCGTTACGACTTGCCCACTCTTGTGCTTTAGGGTCGGGTTGTATGTTGTAATCTGTGTTCTCCCAAGTTTGTGCTTGTTCCTGCACAGGTTGCTCAACTTCCGACTGCTCTGTTTCGGCACCTCTTTGAGCGTTGACTCTAGTAAGAGACTCTGCTTCAACTGCATATTTAGCGACTGCTTCTTGTGCTTCAAGCATTGCTTCTGTATCGCCCTGCTCGTATGCCTTTTTATAGTCAGACCTTGCAGCTTGCAACTGAGTATCTACTCTAGCCTTGTATTCATCATAAAGGTTTTTATCTGTTTTTGAAAGCGTATTTTTAGTTTTGTTCAGTTCTTCTTGTATGCTTTTAGCGTACTGTAGTGCTGCACTTTCCCTTCTTTCAGCTTCTTTAACTTTATAAGTAAGCTTATTTATACGTTTTTTAACGCCCTCACTATAGTCATCAACCTCTTCTCTGTGTTCTTTTTCGTCTGTTTCTTGATTATTTGTTTCTTCTTCTACTTGTTCTACTTCTAACTGCTCTTCAGTTTCTTCAGTCTCTTGCGGTTCTAAATCAACTTCTACAGCTTCATTCTCTTGTTGCATAGCTTCTTCTGCCATGATTATCTCCTTAAAGTGCGTGATTTATATTAAGCTGATTGAATATCCTCAGGATTATCAATAACAGCTAATATTTCATCATCGTTTAATAAACGCAGTTCACCACCCTCAATTTTGAGTCTAGCTCCTGCGTACCTGCCAAATATCACCCAGTCCCTTTCTTTACACCAAGCTCCCTCAGGGAACTTATTAGTATCTTTATAAGCGTCAGGACCAAGTGACACCACAAACCCAACATTAGTAGAAATACGTTCTTTCTCTAATGTTTCGTTTGCTAAATAAATACCACCCTTAGTTTTAGCTTTACGGCTAAAAGGTAAGATTAGCATTCTATAACCTGTTGGTTTAGGGAGTTTTTTATGCATCTCCTCATTATCGTGAATATCTTCAGGGGTGAAGGTTTCTTCTTCTATTTTAGCTTCTAAAGGTTCAGTAAACCTCTCTACTCTACTAGGTATAGGCTCACCGCCTGTACCAAAACTTGCGACTTCTTTAGTCATAATCGTTTTCCTTGTGCAGGTCTCTTATAGTATGTATCGCAAACGACAGACCTGTTAATTCGCCTACGACTTTTTGATAACTTTCAAAATTTTGTATACCACCACTAGCTAAAGAATCTTTTAATTGTTCTTGACGCTCTTCTAGTAACTTTAATAATTTATCCATTATGCCCAAACCTTAGTTTTACTTCCGCCATGATATTCTACTGCGTGCCCTTCTTTTATTAGTATCTGACAAATATCATCACCATCAACGGTATGAGGTATACCTAGTATTCTACCGTACTTACCTTTACCTAAAGATTTAAGTTGTAGTTTAGCACCACACAGTTCTATTAAACGTTCTTTAGCTTTTAACCCTAAAGCTTTTTCTGCTAAGTTACGTGTTCTACTTTCTGGAGTATCAATACCAGCTAACCTTACACGTTGTTTAGTTAACGTAGTACTAAACCCTAGATCAATATCTACGTCTATAGTATCTCCGTCTATAACTCTAACTAATGTGCAGTTGTAGTAATAAGTTGTATTCAATTAACAGTTCCAGTCTCTACGTGCCCAATAGTTAGCACTACATCTATCGCTTTTTATACCGCCACTACGTGCACAGTATGATTTTTTTCTAGCTTTATTATTTTTGTGCATGCCTAGTTTAGCGTCACCAAACGTTATACGTTTAATTCGGTTACCGTCACTGCTACACTTAGCCACAAAAACTACTTTACGTTTTTTACCGTATCCTGGCTCACCTTTACGTAAGGCTCTAGGTTTATTTAATGTTACTGTTTTACCTTGATATTTAGCCATTAGAAATATTTAGTTTTTTTACGTCTGCTTTCTCGTACTTGACCACAACCTCTGGCTATGGCGCTCTTTACCGCTCCGCCAGTTTTCATAAAGCCTATTTTATTTCTTACAGCTGTACTTAGTTTTCTTAAACCCTTACCTTTTTTACCTTTAGGTACTTGCCTTAAACTTTGTTTTTGAGCTACTTTTTTCCTTTGTTGACTCACGCTTGCTCCTCCTCTAGATTTTTTAACTTTCTTTTTCTTTTTACCTAAAAGGTCAGCGTCTGCTTTACGTGCTCCGCCTTTACCCGTAGCAAAACTTCTAACTCTACCGCAACCCCAAGAGTGTGAACTTTGTCCTGGTCTTGAACCAGAACTAAAGTAGGCTCCTTGACCTCTTTTATAAACTTTATTTAAAGTAGAGGTAGACTTACCGCTACTCTTAGCATATTTTTTTACACATGCTGGCGTTGCCATTTATTTTCTCCTATCTTTAGCCCTTGAGCGTTCTACTGCTTCAAAGTCTTTACTAGTCATTTTACCCGATAAATACTTTTTACGGGTACGTAATATTTCTCTTTCTCTAGCACTAGGGTTTTTAGCACCTTGTAAATAAGCCTGAGGTACACCTTTTTTACTTTTAGCTACCTTAGGAAACTTACGGCTACCCACTTACTCTTTACCGCTAGGGCAAAGATTATAGCTTAAACCTTTAGTGGCTGCTCCTCCGCCTTTAGCTGTACCTTTACCCATACCGAAAACTTTTTTATTTAGTATTTCGCCTGTGGTAACAGGTTGAGAAAGATCAATTTTATTAGCTTTATCTAATTTTACTTCCTTCATTTTTTCACCTTTTTCTTTTTTAAAACAGGGGATGCTTCACCACCATCTACAAAAGAAGCTCTCCTACGGTTAGCGTTACCTGCTACTAAACCGCCACGAGACATCAGTTGTTCCATCATACTTGCTCTATTTCCTGGCATGTTTATCTCCTTTTTTTCTTACCACGGTTCATCTTCTTACTTTTCATTTTAGAACCGCCTCTTTTTAGTTTAACCATTTTTCCACGGTTTCTCTTAATATTTCTTCCTGGCATTTTATTCTCCTTTAGTTAATGTGTCAGATTCTCTGACCTCTTTTAGTCTATCATAAAACTCTTTACGAACGTTACCTTCTTCTTTCATTTCTGCTGCTTCACGTTGTTGTGCTATTTTCATTTCAGCTATGGCTTCGTTTGATTTTATTCTTTCAACATCTACTTCGGCTCTTAATGCATCGCTTTGAGCTCGTTGTTGTATTTCTTGTTCTTTTAATCTTACTATAGGGTCAGTTTGATCCATCTGCTGTGCGTTAGCTAAGGCTTGTGCTTGTCCAGTAACTATTTGAGTAGCTTGAGCTGCAGAGTTAGCTATTTGATTCATAACTTCAGGTGGCATAGGTCCTTCTTCCATTGAAGGTAACGGTTGACCCATCGCTTGTTCTATTTGTTGTTTATATAACATAGCTTGGTGTTCTTGTATGTTAGCTTGTATCATCATCATAGCACCTTGATTCTGTGCCATCATAGGATTTTGTAAAAATGCGGTATGTGCTTGAACATATGCCTCGTGGTTTTGAAACTCAAAAGCTTTTATAGGTTGGTTAGTCATTGCTGCTTGTTGTTCACTTATAGGGTCACGTGGCGGTACTTCAGCTGGTGGCGGTAATATAAGTTCTATGTTTTTTACCTCTAAAGCTTCGTACATACGCTTATAAGCCTCACGTAAATCGTGTATATCGGGTGCTGCTTGTGCCATTTGTAGTTCTTGTTGGGCTAACATCACTCTTTGAGCCATACTAAAGATATTAGGGTCACTTACGGGAATAATATCTATTTTATCGTTAAAATCCATAGCTTTTATTTCTCTACTAGCTCCTGGAACATCGTAAGGGTACACTGGCGGTAAACTTTTACTGAATATACCCGCTAATAACCTAAATTCTTTCTTTTGTGCGTAATGTAAACGTTTGTGTATAGCTGACATCACCTTAGTACCACGCTCTAACATGGCTACTGTAGTACCTACGGGTAGTTGTTGACTACCTATATCACCAACTTGCATATCTGCGATAGAAGCAAACCTTCTACCTGAGTCTATTAGTATACCTAGTAGCTGACTTAGTACATTACTCGGTTCTTTATAAGGTAAGGGCATTAAAGCGTCACGTATTACGCCTCCTGGCACATCTACATCTCTAAATTCTCCTGGACGTAACGGTTCATCCTCGCCTTGCACTCTCATACCTCTAGCTTTAAAGCCTGCGGGTAGATTACTAAGGGTTCCAGCGTCTACTAACTGACGTAATATTGAAGTAGCTGACTTAGTTAGCCCTCCAATCATGTGAATTAGCCCAAAACCGTAAAAACCTAGTCCTGGAAGGAACTTATAGTGTACAAAATACTCTTTTTTACGGAATAATTCGTCATTTTCGTCCCAATTACGCCTAATTGACAGTATTTTAGACTCATCTTCAAGGATAGTCACCACATAAGGCACGCCAAAACCGTAATCATCAATACCTTCTAGCTCTAAATCAACGTGAAACTCTAAAATATTGTACTCATCGTAGTCATTTATAGAAGGGGACATGCCTTGTAGCTCGTCCATCTTCTCTTTTACTTCATTACTCTCTATATCACCACTAGGTTCGTTGACTTCAAAGTTAATATAGGTGCCGTTTAGCTGAGATTTTTTTAAATCATTGCCTGTCATACTAATTACATGCACAAATCTAGGGGAAGATTCAAGGTCTGTCGTTTCGTATGAAACTACTAAGTCTTCGGCTTTAACTAAACGGCTAGTTGGACGACCTAGTAAGTTATCGTAATAAACTTTTTTAAAAGCACTACCTGCTAAAGGCAGATAAAACAATAAACTATCCATCTCAGGGTCATATTCTTTCATAACCTCAGTTATCTGATAGTTCATAAACTCTTTTACTCTTTGATTTTGTGCTTGTACGTCTGGTGTTTCATTACCCATGATTCTAGTTTTAACTGGTCCACCAGCAGGTAATAGTTCTTTGTACGCTTGAGCTTGAAATTGTGTTACGGCTTCACTTAATAACGGGTGGTGTACACCTGTTGCTCCTGGGAACGGTTCCTCTCTTTCTTCTGTTTTAATACCTAGTAGATCTAAACCTTTAGTAAAAGTGTCTAACCAATCTTGACGTGAAGATTTATCATTATCGTACGCTTCTAAAAGTTCACTGCTTAAAGTATTTAAAGTTGGCTCATCTAAAATTTCAGCTAAGTTCATTTGATGGTCAGTCATAACCATATTCATTTCTTCGCCTATTGGGTTAACCATGCCCTCTGGAGTTATTTCAAAAGAGGAGGTCATATCACCTTGTATATTCATCTCCTCAGGTAGTTCTACTTCTATACCTAAGTTTTCTAATACTTCTTCTGGTTGAATATCTTCAGTTATTTCAACATCAACATCTTGATTGTTGGGGACGTTCTCTATAGCCATGGATTAATAATAACTTATTTTTCGTTTATAGTATATATTGTCTTCTTGGTAGTCGCTAGGTAGTTTTACAAAACCACCTTGTCTAAAACGTAATAACGCTTGAGTAGTTGAGTCTACTAAATCATCGTGATCCCCCGCAGGAAAAGCAGCACACTCTTCTATAAGTTCGTGAGCGTATTTAGTATCAGGAGCCCAAACCATACCTGATTCAAATAGCGGAGTACTAGCGTTGACTCTAGCTACTTTATCGTTACCTTTACTAGGTGTAAAGTTTTGTACGGGTATGCCTAAGTTACGTAGTTCTTGAGTTAGGGGTATACCCGTAGCTTTACTTTCTATTATAACTACGTCAGGTTGCCAATCATTATATTGGTCATAGGCTACGGCTTTGAGTTCAGGAAAACTATACCTGCCTTTAACACAATCTAGTAGTATGATGTGTGGTACGGTGCCGTCGTAAAACTCCTCACCTAATTGACCCTCAGGGTAAAAAACTCCCCACGTAGTTATAGCTGAGTAGTCAGCCATTGAGCTTTTTAAAAACGCTGTATCGTAACTTTGTATTAAATATTCACAGGGTGGCGGTCTTTCTCTTTCCCAAGTTCTCCACCATTCTCTTTTTATAAGTGCACCTTCCTCGGACGTTGGATTCTGCATATACTGAGCGTGCCATTTAGGTCCACCACGTAAACTAGCTTTTACACTTTCTAGTTCTTTTAACTCCCAGTATTCTGGCCACAGAGCTTTACCACTAGGTAATATAGCAGGCAATTCTATAACTTCCCACTGGTCAGCTTTAGGGTCACGGGCAGCATCTTTAAGTAACCTACCCGTAAGATCATTAACGTTCCAACGAGTCATAACTATTACTATGGCTCCTCCTGGCTGTAAACGTTGGCGGGGTCCACTAGTATACCAATCGTAAGTATCTTCCATACTCTTAGGGTTCATAGCATCTTGTTCGGAGTGTGGGTCGTCAATAATAAATAAGTCCGCTCCTCTACCAGCTAACGCACCTCCAACACCCGCAGCATAATACTCGCCTTTTAACTTAGGGTTACTTTTATCTTGCGTCTCCCATTTACCTGCTGCTTTTGAGTCTGGGTTTATTAGTACGTCAGGAAACACTTTTTGAAAATCTTCCGTTAACATCAAGTCCCTAATTTTACGACCAAACTTTACTGCTAAGTCTGCGGTGTGGGTGGCTTGTAGTATTTTTAAACTAGGGTTACGTCCTACTAAGTAAGCGGGGAAGTAATGACTAGCGAACTCACTTTTAGTATGACGCGGAGGCATGTTAATTATTAACCGTTTTATTTTACCTTTAGCTATACGGTCAAACGCTTCCGCCATCTTTTTATGGTGTGCACCGCTAATAAACTGTGGCCACTGGCTTTTAACAAAGTTTAAAAAATTATCTTTACTAGCTTCAACGTCTTGTATTTCTTTTAAACGTTCAGTTAGTTCTAGGTGTTCTTTTAATACGTCTTCGGGGAGATCGCTTAAATCATATTCCATATTTTAACGGCATCATAGTCACTAATCCCCCACGGTTATAGAGTATTCTTTTGAGTGCCTCTTTTATTTCTGGGGTTAGGGCTATTTTTACAAATTCATTATTATTGTCGTCCATTATAGTTTCAGCGTTTAATTTTATACCGTATTCGTCTTCTATACGTTTTACGCCTCTTTTAGTTTCTTGACGGTAAAAAGGTGCTAAACCTTGAGCTGTTTCTCCTGGTGTGTAAAGAAGCTCTTCAGATTCACCTTCTTCAAAACTATCCGTTCTGTATTTATATTGACGTACTCTTTCGGGTTGTAAACGTTGACCAGTTTGTTTAGCCACTGCGTAATCGTTAACGGGGAAGTATATAGAATCAGCTCCTTGTTCTATCGCTTCGTTCATGCTGGTTTTCATATGTAAGGGAAACCATTCTTTAACTAAAGGTATTTTACCGTCAGCTACTTGTGTCCCACCTTTTAATAAAGGTTTTATTAAGTCGTTATAGTTACGGTTTATTTCAATAGTTCTAAACTGTATTTGGTTTTCTAAATCCTGGACACGGTTGAATTGATCTAATATTTCATTGTCAACTGCGTTTATTTTATTTTGAACTTGAGTAAAACTAGGAGGCGGGTCAACTCCTTCAGTAAATTCTGTAAAGAGTCTACTGTATTTACTTTTTATACCGTCAACTTCTTTCATACCGCCTCTAAACCCTGCAGCTAAAGCTTCAGCTTCTTGTATATTTTTAATTTCATCAGCTCTAGTTTTAGTTAAATCTTCAATAGTATCTTTAAATTCAGTTCTAGCTAAAAACGGATCTAGGTCATAGTCACCTATATAATTAGGTTGAGCTGAGTCTGCATCCCTAAGTATACCAGCCAACGGACCGTCGTCACTTGTACTAAAACGACTTCTTTTACTAGCGTAATCCTCAGCAGTTTTTACCGTATTGTTTCTACCGTAAACGCCTGATTGTCCTTCACCCGCTATATAAACTCTTTCTCCTTCTTCTCCTACATCATCATAAATAGCTCCCCTTGAATGGAAAACACGGTTTTTAGAATTAGTCAGCCCTGGAGTGTTAGTAATTATATCGCTTCTGTTAGCGGTTATGTTTACTGACCCCAGACCTACTTCAGGGTGTATAGGGTTATCAAGAGTAGCGTACTTAGGGTGGGTATAAGAAAAAGATCTTTCTACTACTGAAGTAGGTTTATTTAAAAGTGAGGCTGAAAATAAAGAGTCAGGCGTTGTATTAGTTCCAGGAATATTAGGCAGATACCTTCCATGGTGCATGTTTGTAGCGTCTCTGACATAAGCGTCGGGGTCGTTCATATAGTTTTCTTTAAACACAGGCGTATTTTTACCCATATCGTCTAATAGTTCTTGTTTCGTGGCTTTTTTACCACGTAAACTAGATGAAACAAAGTCATCAAACTGTTCAGTGATACTGTTACGTAAACTAGGTGGAGCGGTACTAATGGTGTTTTTTATTAAATCTTCAACGTTATATTTTTTATTAGCTTTAGGGAAAGTAAGGTTAGTAGCTAACCTAAATTCTGCGTTACTGTTAAAGTTAGTTCTACTAAACGTGGGCAACCCACCGACTAGTTCAAACCCGTCTCGTTGTAAATCACCAAAGTCTGGGTTAGTATCAGTAGTTTGTACTTTAGTAGCGGTTACTTTAGGTAAAGGTTCTACTTTAGGTTTTACGCCTTCTATCACCCTAGATTTACCACCAGGGATAGCGACGGATAACGCCTGTATTAAACTACCTAGTCCTGGACTACCTTTTTTCTCTAATTCTTTACCTTCTAAGTAACCTAGTATATTACCACTAACTGGGGCAAAACTTAAAACGTCCGTTAACCCTTTAGCTGAATATTTATTACCTAGTAAGTTAGTTAAATAGGCTTGTGTTTTTTCTGTGGGTCCAGGTTCATAGGGCTCAACGTAAGAGTCAGGCGGAAAAAATCCAGCTGGTGCTCTACTCATATCTTCAAGCATCTTCCTATAATCTTCTTCGCTTTGATATTTAGCTAAACTATTTAGTAGATTCTCTATCATCTTTGATTTTACTAAAAAACTCCTTACGTGCTCTCTTCAAGTTTACTTTATTCTGCATAATTATACTAGGTTTAGGAGTACTGTTGTGTTTTTCATCAGGGTGTGACCAAAACCACATAGCGTTAGGTCGCTCGTCATCTAAGTCTTCAAGTATGGTTAGTAGTGAGTCGCGAGACGTCGAGGAGGGACATTCAAACATAATAGCGTCATATTGGTCTATTACCTGATAATATTCGTCTATTAACTGTGGATCGTAGTCAAATACTAATAGTTTACCGTTTTTATAAGAAGGAGCTGAATAAGGGCAGTCTTCTTTTATAGATTCAAAATATTCAGTGAGACGTTTAGACATCTCAATATTATAAAAAAATTTTGCAAAAAATTTTAGGGTATAGCGTTCTAGTTCAAAACATAATTTATATAGTAAATGAGCGTGAAAATCTTAGCTACGGCTACTTATATACGTTAACCTCATTAAGGGGGGTGGGGGTCAATCTGTGTGTCTCTCTGTGTCCGAGCGAAGCGAGGACTCTGCAGGTCGTCCAGTTGTCCTCGGTGCACGGTCGCTGTGTCTTTGTCCTAAAGTAAAGTTAAAGTAAACCTGGGTCTCTGTGCGTCGCCGTAGGCGACGCCGATGTGTCGCCCGTAGGGCGACGCGATAGTAAGTACTTACTAACTTTTTCGGGTATAAAAAAGGGGAGTATAAACTCCCCTAGCTCGGCGGGGTAGTACTAGCTCTCTAGTACTATAGCTCCCTTTTTAATATCGTAGTTCAAATGGCTACGGTAATTATTACTACCGAATAACGTAGTATAAATTTCTACTAAGTCATTACGGGTTTTTGCCTTACTCGCTTTTTTAAGGCGGGTCTGGTTAAAGTTAGCTCCCTCAACTCTAGCTTTACTAACGTCAACCGTAATCACGGCTGGGTTAGGGTTAGCGTTAACGGACACCGATTTAGTTTTAGTATTAGACATTTTTACCTCCTGGGCTTAGCCCTAATAAATATATAATACCCTATTATATTAGTCCAAAGTATAGTAAAAGTAAAGCCCTATATACTAAAAAAGTCCCTTTATTTTTTGAGCGGGTTTAGGGTGACCAGGAGCGAAGGACAACAAGATCATGATCATGATCATAGTTCCTTGTGTCTTTGTCTTTGTGTCTTTGTCTTTGGTCCATGGGCTATTGGCTAATGTCTTTGGATCATGATCATGATGTCTTTGTCTTTGGTCCGTGTCCTTGGTCCGTGGTCCATATATTTTTGTTCGTGGTGCGTGTCCTTAGGTTTTCTCAGTTCTGCCTATATAGAGAACTGTTATTCGGTTTATTCTATTACCAAACCTGCTGCATGTTTTATGGTTAGTGTTACCAATAATTACCCATCAATAAGTTATTGTCTTCAAATAGGCAATAGGTCGGTAATAGGGTAGCCAATAGCCACGATAAAAGGACTAGAGTAGAGCTTTACAGCTCCGTGACTATTGGCTTATTGGCTAAATAGAAAACTTTTACAGTTTTAGAAAACTTTTTTTCCACAGCCAATATATAAGAAACAGCTTTACTCCGAAAGCTCAAACAAATAGACTTTCTCAATTTCGTAGAGACTACTTTCACCTAATTCTAGGTCAATATATTTTTGTGCCTCTTCTCTTGTTTTAAAAGACCCACTCAAAAAGTAACTAGTCATGGTGTCATTGAATCTGATTTTATATACAGGACTTACAGGTTTTTCTCCTGGGTCAGCATTAAAGTAAATGTGGTCCTCATCAGCAGGGTCAACTTGGTCAGGGTAATCTTTATAATCTTTCATTACACTAATCCCTCAAACAACGGGTGACGGACAATACTTATATCCGTAACTTGTTTAACTTCAACGTCAGTGTTGAATGGCTTATCCTCATCGGGTGCGGCACCCTCTGCTAAGAGTTTAGCTTCTTCAACACTATCTGCTTCTATTTCTAGGTAGTGAGTTTCTTTAACCACTACTTCAACTTCGTATAATTTACTCATTAGGTTCCTCCTTTTATTAAATAACCTAGTATTATAATAGCCCTAGTCGTAGGGCATGGGTTAGTTACTCCTTAATAAAATAACCATCTTTTAGAACGCCTTTACGGTCTTTTATTTCTTCGTAGGCTTTACTTAAACACTCTTCAACAGTAAGGTCGTGCTGATAGGCAATAACTATCAACACAACCATACAATCCCCTATTGAATCTACTAAGTCCCACCTGTCTTTCTTACTAAACGCTCTAGCTAACTCACCTACTTCTTCCGTGAGTTTTATTAACTGTGCACTCTTAGCTTCATTGTCTTTGGCGGACAAAAGACCTCGGTCTTCTGCCCACTTTACTATGTCCGTTATGGTAGAGTCACCGTAGTATAAACTATCCTGTTTCATAGTCCTTACCGTTTATTAAATCTGCGTACAGTTTATCAAGAGTGTCTTTAGCCACTAACTCGTACTTATGGTTTTGTGAATAATTATCACTCAGCCCAGTATATACGGACATAATTTCTATTACTGGGTTGTAGTTAGGCTCTTCGGCTTTATTAAAATCCTCTACGTAAATATTGTAGGCGTATTCTATATCACCGTGTGCCTCGGGCGACGGAGTAAAGTATTTATGCCCTCCGTTAGCTCGGTCCATCATAAACCCTAATACAAACTGGTCACGCACACTGGCTACGGTGATAGGTTCTACTTCACCAAAATTAGTATCAACGTAAGAGCAGGTGGTAAACTTAACGTGGTCAGTACAATATAATGACGCGTTGGATAAAAAACCTAAAGCACCCGACGGATAACCGTCATGGTGCTTATAAATGCTTATAGGGTTTCTATCCGTAGCTCCCTCAGGGGAAGCTACAGAATGAAACGTATAAACGGCTCGTGTAGACATTAGTTTAACTCCTTACCCGTAGGCAACGGCATAAACTCAAATCTAGGCTCTACGCTAAACCCTTCATGCATAAACTTAGTGTAGCTGTCTAGCTCGTCATACATGTCTGAGTCAATATCCGTAGTATTACCTTCTTCGTCATAGTTACAAACTACAACCTTACCAGCCAACGGTTGAGGGTACATGGGCAATAAACTATACCTAGTGTCCTCTCGGTATAAACCTTCGTCATCTACTATAGCCATATGCTTGTCACTCAACGTAACTATATCAATTAAACTACAATCAATTTCTAGTTTAACTCCGCCTAATATCGACCCGTGAGAGTCAGTGGGGATAGTTTGATAAACTACCTTCTGCTCAAACGGGTCAACCAGCGCAACTTTAATACACTTTTTATCACTCATCGTCATCACCTTCTGGTAATTCTACGGGTGGGTTTTGACGCTTCTCGGTCATAGTGTCAAGGTCAACACGGTCAATACCGTCACTCCTTACGGGCATATCACCGTCTATATTAGCTTCAATAGTAACGTCGTAAGAGTCAACATATAGGTTATCCCTAAAATGCTCTAAGGTCTCAACTAACTCTTCCTTGTGCACGTAGTCATTAATATTAAAGTCAACGTGGGTAGCCGTTGATATACTATTAATACGCCCTTCAAGGTCGTTGAGCCTTACTTGTAAGTAGTCAAACATATCGTCAAGCGCATCTAGTACTTTACCCCTGTTGGGGTTTTGTTTATTAACATATCCGTTATCGTTAGACATAATTTTTTCCTCCTGGGTATGACCCTATATAAATTAACTAACTATTAAATAATAGGTAAGGTGGGGTTTGATGTAAACCATGGTCAAAATATTTTACGCAATATTTCGATGGTCTCTTTTGAGTAGACTCGTAGGTGTTTAGGTATGTTAACTCCTTCAGTTAACGCTACTATTTCTGTTTCACGTTTACCGCAATCTTCACACTCTAATACGCTTTCTAATACTCCGTCTTTGTTTATTTTATAGCTGTTAGCTAAGTTTTCGTGTTTACAATCAGTGCTCATATGTCCTCCTAATTACATATATGTAACTTGATTTCTCCTAGTTTTATTAATATAGCAGATATTAAAATCCGCACCATACGGTAGCAATATACTTTCAATGATACTTAAAAGTATTTCCTCATCAATAATTTCTGATATGTCATTACTATTAGTTTTCCTCACTGCTCTAAGCATGTCTTTATTTAACTCCAACATATCAGTAAACTCTTTTTCCATTAATGGTTGAGTAGTAGCCATGTGTTTTAAATGTAGGTTCAGTAACCTCAATACTTTTATCACTTGAACTTTTTTCATACTACCTCCCAATAGTTTCTAAATCATTGATAGTTATAAATTGGTAAGCACCTTTATTATAGGCTGGGGCTACTTGTTTTCTACGCTTACTAGCGAGTATTTGTGCAGCCATCTCACCACATTCTAAGCAGGTTATATAACCTAGCTCCGCTCTACCCTTAGGCATATCCTCTTTACATAACTTACACTTACTCATTAGTAGTTTTACTCAGTGTATCTAGTAAAGTAAACTGCTCTAAAGCTAGTTTAACCATAACAAAACTACCGTAAAGTGAGTTACACTCTAAAGGGTCGTTGTTATTATTAATATAATATTGTACAGCTTTTTCTAAAGTAGCTATAGACTTATTAATATCTTCATTCATACTTAGTCCTCCGTAATAAATTAAGTATAAGTAAAGTATATTAAACGTCAAATATAATCACTAGGTATTATCAAAATCTTCAACCGTGACGTTAAACATATGAATAAACCTACTGAATAATTCATTAGGCTCTTTAACGTGCGGAGTTAAAAAAGCGTCGGTTGAGTGTGTTTCTTGTAGTGTGTACGTCTTTACCTTGCCTTTACGGTTACGTAGAGTTGCTTTATTAATAGCTTCTTGATACGTATCAGCTTCTATCTTGTGCATCTCAACTTCTATAGTTGTATACGGGACATACCATGTCTTTGTCTTTTCTTTGGTTATAGGTTCTTTGAGTTTTTTACCGTTGCTGAATAATAAGGTTAAAGCCATATGAATATATTACCTTCTATTGCTAATAAATAAAAGAGCGGGTCAAACTAATCTACTACGACGTCTTGTAGTACTCTGCTAAAATATAGGTAAAGACAGAGCACTCCGTTGGTGTCTTCAATTAGTTCAACCCTAATTTAAAAATCGGTGGTCTACTGTTTAGTTGCTACCATTAACTAGTATCAATTGGTTTGTTATCTCCTACAGTAAACTACCTAAACTATAAACCATCAAGTCTCGCCACGCATCGTATTTTAACTTGTATCTTAGCCTACCCTTATTTGGGGAGCTTATCCCCCTGCTTTGTAGGTAGTTTATAACCTAGTTATAGGTTAGTTAAATTGTATAAGGATGTAAAGTATTATTTTACGAGGTTTCTGAATCACCTTCTATGATAGTGCCCATTGGTAATATACCTCCAGTCTCATAGTAAAGTTCTTTTAAACGGTCTAGTATTTGTTCTTTATCCATAGTCTCTACTTTATTCACTACTAGCTCACTACGGTTAATGTATAATCCTGCTGCTTTACCTCTAGCTACTTCTGCAGTAACCGCAGCAGACCACGCACCATTACGCATAGCTCCCTCACGTATGTCTTTTAAATCTGTAAGGTGAGTAGATAAATCAAGTTCTACTTTTTTGGCTGCTTTTTCTTGTAAGGCTTGTATACGTTGGCTTACTAAAGGGTTGGCTTTACTGTCAAGTACACTACCCGCTCTTGCTGCATTCTTTTCGCTATAACCTGCTTTTTGTGCTGCGTCTTTCTTGCTCATACCTTTAGCTACGTTTTGTGCGTATTTTTCTTGACGTGGAGTTAATTTCTTTTTTGCCATCCCCAACCCTTCATACTTAACATAAATTTACCTGCGGTATCTCTTAAGTCCTTAGGTATTAATTTACGTCTACGGTATCTTTGTGTACTACTGTACTCACCTGTATTTTCTTTTATAGCTTCATGCATAGTTACTAAAGCGTCGTAAACCCTTCTATTCTCATGTTCACGTCTAGCTTCTTTATCACGTTCTTCAAACTGCTCTGCTAAACCAAGTATACCATGATCCACACGGTAATCGTTACTACGGTCAATAATATTAATATCATCTAGGTGTGCTCCTAAAAATTGTTTACGTAATCCTTCATACACTCTACCGTCTTTTTCTGATATTCTAGCTCTACCTACTTGATACGGACTTTTAGCTGGGTTACATTTTTCACAAACAACTATACCTTCTTTTCTGTACCTGTAGCCTATCTTACCCCTACAGCGTACACATCTAGTATTATCTGTATTTTCTATAGTCTCCATACTCTTAACTTACGTTCATCGTCACTGTCTTCTATTCTAGTAGTATACTCAAAGTTGTGTCTACTAGCGTATCTGCTCAAAGCTATACGTATTCTTTGTATGTCTGTACCATCTTTTACTGGGTAACCAATACTATGACCGCTCTCTTTTAATAAATGAAAATCGTATTTATTGTTATATATACGTGTTTCTGGTAACGGTATATCTGTTTCTAATTTATACATTATTTATTTACCTCAGCTAATGATTTATGACAAGTTTTAATCATTTGTTTAATAAGTTCGCCAGTCCCTACTCCGTAGTATTTTTTTAAAGCAGTGAGTTGTTTCTTAGTATCTGGGTCAATCCTAAACTGCACACCAGTAGTATTCTTTTTCTTAACGTCAAATTCAAGTTTCATTTGTCTCTCCTATCTAAAAACTGTTTAATAAACTCTCTATAGTTTCTAGCTTTACTAGAATATATGGCTTGTACTTCTTCAAAGTCTGGGTGAGAATCATCACACCTTAAACCTTTAGAGTTTATTTCTTTTATGCGTTTTTCTTTCCACTTAGGTTCTACGCTTTTATTACTTAACATATACTTTACTATACCTATATTCGGTATTGATGTAAAATCTTTTTAATGAAGTCTTTCTGGTACTACCTTAATTCTTACAAAGTGAAAGGTGCTTTTCATGGTGGTGTTGGTTATGGCTTGTAGCATGGTTGATAATAACTCTGTTGAGTGTTCTGCTAACCATTCATGTATGTTATCGGTGGCTATGTATAACATGTGTTCTTTATTGACTTGTAGTTCAAGCCTGTATGGATGGAACTTGCCCGTAAACTCTGGGTCAAAGTATTTTATTTCCCATATAGTTTCGTATTTACTTGTATTTCTTTTTACCATCTACTGTTTTATACGCCTTGATATAACCTAACTTTATATCATATTTAATGTCATTGATATCTAATTCAGTGAACTTTAATATATTGGCTATAGTGGGCTCACCTTTATTAACATCAACATAGTTAGTAAGTCTATTCTTTATGTTTTGACTCAGTGGGTTTTTATCAGTACGTTCTATTAACCAGTCAGTGTCCCAAGGGTCACGACCACGGACAGTTTTACAGTGGTTGTTGGGTTTAGGTATATCTACCTTTTTAGTTTGAAATATATTTTTCATATCGGTGTCCTCCATACATACCGCTTTTTTATAACCTAAATTATATAGTTTTATTTGTGCTTCTTTATGACTATCAAAACTTTTTACTTTTCTTTTTACAAGGGTGTTATATATCTTTAAATACTGTTTTAGCGTATCTCCAGGAGCCATAACGTTAGGATCGCCCACAAATATACCACCGCCTTTGAGCTTGTGCATCTCGGACATGGTGTGTTTTATAACTCTTTTGTAGGTTTCGTCAGTGAAGTATATAAAATTTATTTCCGCCATGAATCGTATATCAATAACCCTAATAAGCTCAGTGTTAACACTACACCAAAAGTAACAACACTAGCTAAAAGTACATCTAACAACATTTAAAAAAACTCCTCATAATTAACCGTAGCCTCTCCCCAGCTGTTACCTATTTCTGCATCAACTAAGTTAGGCACTTTTATTTTTACACAATCAGACATAATTTGTATTATCTCTTCACATTGTTTTTTATCAGCTACAGATATATCTAATTCATCATGTACTTGTGTATGAGGTAGGTAGCCCTCTTTATATAAATCAACCATGGCTTTTTTAGTCATGTCTGCTGCTGACCCTTGTATTAATCTATTCATAGCTTTATATGTAAAAGCACGTTTAACTTTTTCACCGTAACGTTCTACTGCCTCTTCATACGGGTACGGAGTTTTACGTTCAAAGGTGGGCTCAAATAAGTTAAACCTGCACTTACGACCTAGTAACGTAACAATATAACCTCTATTACTACCTAACCTAGCACACTGGTCACGTAGTCCACGGATGAAAGGAACTCTACTGTGGTAAGTTTCAAATAACTCTTCAGCTTCTAACGGTGATATACCTAGCTGACTTATAAGCTTGTCTTTACCCATACCGTAGCTTAGTCCTAAATTAATAACCTTAGCTTCCTTACGGCTTATATTAGCCATATCTGCTACTATTTGGTGAAAGTCTGCGTTTTTATTTCTATACGCATCTACAGCATCGTCAGCACCTTTTTGTTGTGTTGCAGCTGAATAGTGTACAGTAAGTCTGGGCTCTTGTTGTGAGTAATCAAAACATCCCCAGTAATGATCTTTTTCAGGCACAAACACACTACGAACTAAAGGTCCAATCATATCATGTCTAGCTGGTACTTGTTGTAGGTTAGGGTTAGAGCTACTAAATCTACCCGTGACTGTACCGCCAGTATCACTACGTAACGGGTGTAGTTCACCATGTATTCTACCGTTTACGCTATGTTCTAATATCATCTTATCTATAAAAGTAGTTCTAGCTTTATTGAGTTTACGTGCTCTACCTATGTCTTTAGCTAATTTACTGTCATGACTTTCTAACCAAGCTGAAGTAAAACTAGGTGCGTTGAGTTTAGGGCTACGTGGATAACTTAACCCAGCTCTGTCAAACACTGTAGCAACAGAGGCTGCAGCCCACAGGTCGGGGTAAACTCCATGTTCTTTTTTAATATTGGTTAATATACCTACTTCCTCTTTCTTTAATTGTTTACCCACCTTTTCAGCTTTATCTAAATCTACTGGTACACCCTTATATCTCATCTCTAGTAGTATAGGTATGAGGCTAGTTTCTAATTCATATATGGCTTCAACGTTTTCTAACCTTAGTAGTTCCTTAAATATTTCCCATAATTTTAAAGTGAGTGCTGCATCTTGTTCAGCGTATACACCAACATACTTAGCTGGTAATTTCCACATATCTTTTTTAGGGTCAAGCCCGTAAGCGGATGCTGCCTCTTTTAGTAAACTCTCATCCTTTACCTCGCCTACATATCTTTCCCCTAGTTTATTTAATGAATAACCATATTGATTCTCATCTATAAGAGGTGCCGCAAACATAGTATCGTGTACCTTACCGTTTACTTCTATACCCATACGTTTTAGCCAACCTAAATCATATAGAGAGTTATGAAATATTTTATCGTTATTGTAAGACAGTTGTTTAGTCAACCACCTTTTTATTAAGCCTTCATCTAGGTTACCACCACCCTTATGACCTATAGGAAAATAATAACTAAAGTCTTTAGTAGCTACAGCTATACCAGTTACGTGACCAGTATCAGCGAATGCCCAAGATGGACCATGAGACAGGAGCAAAGGGTCATGTGTCTCAAGGTCTATGGCGACTTCCTGATAATTACTTAACTCAGGTAAGTCGCTAGGAGGAGACCAATCCACCTCGGGCGTGAACAAAGACATAGGAACTTGTGTTAGGTCTTGCATCTTTTTCTTAATTCTGTACTACTAAACGTGTGTTTTCTTTCGTTATAATAAATTCTTTTACTGTGTAAGCCGTCAAACTCTTCCTTACCAGTAAAGTCTTTGTTATAGTATTCTTCACCTATAATCCTTACGTCCCACGGAACAGTTCTAAGTATGTTTAATAAATCTTCTTCCGTTGAATAAACTAACACATCATCAACATACCTACAGGCTTTTACTTGTAGTTGTCTTTCTAGTAAACTCTGCACTGGTTTATTTTTTTCTTTATTCTCTTTACTGGGGTCAACGTGTATACAGGCTGTTAAAAAATCACATTGTTCATTAGCTTCCCGTAGCATACTTACATGCCCAGCGTGGAATAAATCAAACGCACTAAAAGTTATACCCTTAATCATTTTTATCAGCGGTTAATTCCTCTATCATATGGGCTTCAACTAATAATAGATATCTACGTAAGTCACGTATATCATCTAGTACACCTGTGATACTGGGGTTTTTAGCTATGGCTGAAAACACGTCATAACCTTCTTCCTTACACTGGTTTTCTAACCTGTCCCACTTACGAGCCAGCATCATAAAAGCACCTACGCCACCTCTACTACGCCAACTGTCACCATACGTTTTTTGGGCTAACTCTAAATGGTTAGTATCTTTTACACCTAATTGTGCTATTAAATTAAAATCACTACCTTCTTTCATATTTTCTCCTATTATTAAATACCTGTCCTAAAAGTTAAGTTTATACGTTCTGTAGCATGTTCCATAGGCAGTACCGCATGAGTAGAGCGCATCTGACTATGACCGTCAAAGATTATGACGTCACCATGTTCCAGTATATAATTAGTTGCTGGCGGTGTGTTGTAGTAACAATCAAACTTAACTTCACTAGTGTCTGTCTTTTCTTTTATATCGTAATGATATTCACGCCACTGAAAAACTCTAGGACCACCAAAAGATATTGATACTACTAAATCATCTAACGTGGGTACTGTATCACTGTGATGCGGTAAACCTTTACCGTCTTCACCGTAATACCCACAAAGACAAAACGTACACTCTTTATTTATTAACGCTTCTACGCCTAACCTTATTTTATACATAGACGTAGTCCACGGTGTGGGCTCATAGGTTTTACCCGCATACGTAAACGTGCTACTACCGTATCCCTTAGTAGGTCTACCCACCACTTTTTTACCGTTAAACTCACGTATAGTAGGCTCGTCCCAGTCTTTTATATTGGGGTCACTGTTTTTAAAATGTCCTTTAATAAACTTAATCATATCTGTCTGCACATATTTTTTCTTTACCGTAATAACACCACTTACATTTAAAACTACTGGGGTTAGCTGGAAACTCTTCAGCAGTGGTCATGATAATAGCACGGTCATTTATCTTTTCTTTACGTGCCTTTATGCTGTCTCGGTTATACATGTAACGTTCTATTTTATTATGATCTAAATACCACATCTCCGTTACTATGGTTTCTACTTCTGGGTATCTAGCTAACACAACCGCACCATATAATTCACACTGTTCTCTATGGCTTTCTTGGTTACCTTCGTATTTACCTGTTTTAAAATCTATAACTCTGGCTTGTGTAGGCTGACTAGCGTCGTGTACAAAAGCATCAACCTTAGCTCTGCCCCATGTGTCTGGGTCAAACCAACCTGTAGTTGACCACTCTTTATCAAAAGCCCAATCACCTTCACATATTACTGAGCCTTCTAAATACATTCTACGTAACTCATCAAAACCCATTTGAAAATCTTTAAGCTGTGTAGTTGGTAGTTCTTCTATGTGACCTCTTATATAATTCTCACAGTTTTTATGAACTTCTTTACCACGTTCCATGTATTTATTTCCTGGCTCTCTTATCTTTTTAACTGAGCTGTAGTAGGCTTTTTTAGGGCAACCCTCATACGTAGTTAGTCTACTGTAAGACCACTGAGGTATTTTACCACTCATTTTAACCTTCTATTAATCCAATCAAAACCTGCTAACGCCCAATCACCTGCTTCACAACACTGTACTTCATGTAAACTAAAGTCATACTCTTTTTGTTTATATAAGTACCAAGCGTCTTGTAGGGGACAAGCGACCTTAGTGAAAAAAGGGTCATCAAAAAACTTATCACCAAAAGCCACTCTGTTTAAAAACTTATGTAAATCTGCAGTCCATGTAGGTATATCAGTGTTGATCATCTTGTATGGTTTAAGTGCTTGATTGTTATATGGGTTATTATAATGTTTCATAGAGTAAAAATCAAACGCATCTTCACGTTGTAGATCTTGATACATGTCATTAAATATGTTAGTATACACATGAAAGCTATCACTAATTTGATAATACTTACCTACTTCAACACCAATAGCACTGGCTACATATTCCTGTAATATGGACATATGTACTACGTTAGCTCCAAAAGTACCCCATATAACGTCGTTAGACCTATTACTAACGGTCATATTAAGCTTACCTTCCCTAACCTTAAAGTATATAGCGGTATTACAAGGTACGTCCTTACAGTCCCTACCTAAGTCCTGACTAGCGTCCCACATTTGTAGCACACACCTACGGCTATTAGGGTTAGATCTTAATTCACTTACTATTAAATCTAATTGATTTTTACCAAAGTGTTTTATCCACCTGTAACCGTAAGCACCCCATAAAGTTTCACCATCATCACTGTATTCCTCCATACGCTTATTGTATCTTTTTACGTATGCTAAATCATTACGACCCTCTAACATCCATAAACTTTCCATAAAATGAAAGAAAGGGTTAGCGTCTCGTATCTCTTCAAATAAAACTCTTTCTGTAGGGTTGTTATAAACAGTGGTTACAGGAGTAGGACACTCTAGTGTTTCCCCTACCCTACTACCTATAACCACATGGTTATTTTTAATTAAGTCAAGAGCTTTGATAAACCCATCATTAACGTTTTGACAATTTATTACTTGCATTAGAATAATCCTCCTTGTTTAAAATCTGGGCTACTATTGAATGCCCTTTTCCATTGTACTTGTACGTCTTTACGAGGCATACCGTTCCAAGCTGTTTTAGTTTCTTTTTCTACTATTTTAACAAACTCAGGGTGTAGGTTGTGTAAACGCTCAGCACCCTCATTATGTACATCTATAGTACGCCACTCACTACAACCACCAGCAGCATTAGAACTTTTTTGACCTTGTGCGTAATAGTAGCTTATCTTACTTGGTTTACCTTGACGTAATAATTGTAAGTTAATATCAAAGTCTTCCATAACTTCTACTCTACCTAACTCAACGTCATCAAACATATCTAGGTTATACCCTAATACTCTCATGTATCTTGTGTTTTCTACGGCTAAGTGTTCTACCCTGTTATTGCCTTCCCTAGCACTCACTCCTACGTGAGCGTAAGTATCTAACCAAGTATCTAATAAACCGAATAAGGCAGGGTACTCATCAGGCTCTAAGTAACGTAAATGCCAATCATTAGTAGACTTACGTATATAAAAACGTAAGTCATCATCTAACATAACTATTTTATTGTCCGTAGTGTTTTCGTGTATGTATTGACGCTTTTTAGATATACCCTTTATGTCTTCAGGTACTACCATATACTCACAGATATATTTATAATGACCGTCACTATTTACGTACTGCTCCTCCTCATCAGCGTCTATTACTAATACAACGTTTTCACGCATACTCTCAGGGAAAAAAGACAACGTTACTTGGTTGTCAGCCCTGCCTCTTGTAGGTATATAAATTTTCACAATAACTCCTCCTGTAGTTTAGGTTTATATTTAGCACGTGGTTTACCTTGACCTAACCGTACTCTTTCATACTTATCAAACTCACATAAACAATGTTCTATATCCCTCATCTCTAACGGTAAAGGAGCCATGTTACATAACTCTAGTAACTCTCTCATCTCACTGATTAATTGTGATTTAGGTATGCTTTTTTCTAATGGTCTACGGTGTATTCTATTTAGTCCACGTTTAGCTCCTGGACCAGGATTAGCCCACGTCATTATATCTTCAGCGTTTTCTAAGTGTTTAGTGTGTCGTAAATCAGTTACTACTTCATACGCCATAAAACCACTAAATCCAGGATACGGTAGATAACGTTTCCATGTTTCTTCTAATGAGTTAGGTATAATTCTAGGAGGGGACTCGTAGAGTGGGGTGAGAATTTTATCCACTGTTTGCTCTACTTTAGTCCCTCCTAAGGTTCCCGTTAACATATAGGCACCTGTATAAACTTTTTCTTTTCTATCCATTCTACCTTGCATTATAGCTTTAACTCTACTAGGGTTCCAATGTTCAGGGAATCCTATATCCTCTAATGTCTCTGGCCAATTGATTTGCCTAGCCATAGCCATAGCGAACGGTAAGTTAGGGTGGTCAGCGTAAGGCTCACGCCAGTTTTCCCTTATCCATATAGTGACTCTATCTAGTTCACGGTACACGTTACAAAAACTATATTCTTTTAATATAAGGTCATCAGTCCAAGGATAAGCTTGACCTTCAGCTCTACGTTCGTATATGCTATGACGCTCTATCATATAGTTATTAAAATCAGTTTTAGGGTAATTACTCATATAGTCCACCAACTTGGTTGTCTGTCTGGTATTTTATTCCACTGTGCGTAAGTTTTTTCATTAACTACGTAATCACGGTAAGCTTGCACTGGGTCATCATTTTTATATTGATCGGGCATAGCTTGTGGTAACTCAGTCATATCAGCTATCTTTATACCTTTAGGTAGCTTACCTAACTCGTCAGCTAACTTAGTAAACGTTAAGTGTTCACGGTTATACCTACTTTCATACTCGTAACATAAGAAAATAAAATGATTATATAACCAAGTATAGTTATCACTAGTTTCCCTAGTCCATATAGTGCAGGGATGATTTTTATAGGCAGTTTTATAAATACCACGGGCATCACAATATTCATCACCTGAGTGTATACGGTGTGCGGTACTAAGCATTTGAGCTGACTCTAAAGGCATCTTAACCACTAACTTATCTGGTAAGTAACTAGCAGCATATGCTGGGTCTTCATGTACGTAAAATATATTCATAGTCTATAGTCTCTGTAGCGTTCACGCTTTTTCTTGCAAGCTACGTTACTTAGCCAAGTCACTTTAAAACTAGGTACGTAAACGCATATATAAAATTTTAGTAAACGTCTAGTTAAATGTAAAGTTAAATCCATAGATTAAACTCCCTCCTAGTTTTACTAGATATAATGTGCAGATGTTTCTTAGTTCTAGTTACGCCTACGTAAAAAGCACGGCACTCATCGTCTGGGTTTTTATACAGTTCTTCATAAGTACGGTTAGCTAAGTCTGTTAATAAAATTACGTTATCACACTCACCACCCTTTATAGCATGTATACTACTCAATCTTATACGTATCTTCATAGTTTTTTCACCTTTACGTAAACAAGATATGATGTACTCTTTTTGTGCGTCACCTAGTAAATCAAAACACTGATGCCATATTTTATCTACCATTAAACCATAATCTTTTTTTAAATCATTAATACTTAGCTCTACTTTAGGGTCAGCTTGTTTTAGAGTTTTAAAACCTTTCTTTACACCTACACCAGACCTCATGTAGTTATATATTTTTCTAACTTCATCTGCTTTTATTTTTTCCCCTTTACGTAAACGTTCCCAATCTTTAATAGCTTGTATTAACGTTTCGCTTACTGAGGCTTTATTGTTTTTATAATAAAAATAACCAACAGCTTTTAAATAATTCTCTACGTCGTTTAATAAATAATTATTCCTAGCTAACACTAACCACTCACCTTCTGACATATCTATATGCTCAAAACTTTTGTGGTAACTTACCTCACCTTCTTCCTCACGTGGTAGCCAAGTTTTAGGCTTTCTGTTTTGTATTCTATTTACTATCTTAAAAGCTACATCATGTACTTTTTTAGGCACTCTATATGATTGCTCTAAATAGATAGTGTTGCCTTTTAAATTTATAAACTCATCTGTATCAGCTCCTGCCCAAGTGTATATAGCTTGGTCATCATCACCAGCAAAATAAACATGTTCAACATCTTGAGCTAATTTATAAATACACTGCCATTGTAGTTGTGATAAATCTTGAGCTTCATCAACTATGATAGCAGTAAGGTTAGGTTTATTTTTAAAATTTAAAAAACCAGATAACATATCTGTGTAGTCTTTTAAAAAATGTTTTTCTTTATAATCTAAATAACTTTTACAAAACCAGTCAAAATGTATCCAGCTTATATTATAACCAGAACGTGACCAAGACTCTTTATAATCAACGCACATATTACGTGCCATGTTTTCTAAAAATAACATTTGATCACCTTTACTGCTTAACGCCATATAATTTTCACCGTCCCAAGCACTACTGATTCTTTCACCAACTTGTTCACTAAACACCCGTAGTTCTTTACGGTCAAGTATGTCCGCTGTTGTTAAACCTTGCCAATAATAACAAAGGGAATGTATAGTTCTAAAATACGGTAGCTCATCTTTATCATAATCAAATTTATCCATAGCCCTTACTAAAGCCTCGTTTGCAGCTTTTTTAGTAAACGCTAAGTAACCTAACTCAGAAGGACTCACACCGTCTGTAAATAGCTTATCGACGGTATTTAATAGGTAAGTAGTTTTACCCGT